TGCTAACGTAGCTTTCGCGACGTCAGCATTTCCGACCACCTATACAGGTGGCCGGATGTGTCCGGACGTGGAGGAATCCACGTCACCCACTTTCGCTTATACTTAGTGCGTAAAGAGGGCTCCAAACTGCGTTGAAACGGTGGACTGTCATGAACTCGGTACTTATCAAGGTACCAGAGGAATAGAGTCCGGGAGTCTGCGACGACCTTCGGTTTTGGATACGTGGAAACGTAACCCTTGACCTTAGGAACAAACAGATCCCTGTTGAACCGAATCAACTTCTGGTCGTACGCATGCGAAACGTCAATAAAGACGCCGAGCATGGTATCGTATGACGGCGGTACTGTTAATAGCTTGTGAGCGACCGTTAGGTCTGCGCACAGGCTCCATAACTTCCCGTCGGGAGCACCAATCGCCACCAAACCATTAATATTATGAGCAAGAACATTGTTCCGCTCACTGATATGACGGAGGTAAAACGGAGTAATATCTACACCATTATACCAATCCGTCCCGCAGGACTCTCGAAAGAGCCCTTTGGAAAAGGTTTTTTGTGTGGTTAAAGGTAAACCCCAGAAAGGCCAGCAAAGCACGGAGTTCAGTAACCTTATCGGCGTCGATGATGATATCATCACCGTACACGGAATAGGTCTCTGGACGAAGTGCAGCGCAGGCTGCAGCGAAAATCAGGGTCTCGATCACAAAAGTAGTACCGTTGCCCATGGACGAAAACTTTTCGTAACGTCCAAAAGCATTGGTACCAACCCTGTAATAAGGGGATCGGAGGTCAGCCAAGTACTGCAACCACTCTGTTGGAAACAAGAGAGCTACAGCATTAAAGGCAACACGATCACTAGCAGACTTTAGGTCAATGGTAGCCAGATGGTTACCAATCGACCCTAGACGAGCTAGTTCCTGATTTCGGGACTGGTCTGACAAATCTATTCCGCGACGTTTAAGCCGCGATTTAGCGTAATCATCAAAAGCTAGCTGAAATGGAACATTCCAATCAGGTTCGCAAGCGATGGTTCGGTCAGTCTTCCAGTCCTTTGGCACGAACTCAACACGGTTCCAATTACACACAGTCGGTCTAACCTTGTAGCCAAAGAACTTGGCGCAGGCTAAGACGTAAGGCTGTGCTCGTGAAGAACACGTTGCCCTGTGATGCACCTTCATAAAAGGTACAGCAGAGCGACGCGAACGTGTTGAAGTTGCGCCACCCGTCACTCTCAGTCGACGCGGCAATGTGTCGCGAAAACTGACGAAATCACCTAAAGTACTTGATATGTACTTCTCCATCTTAGAGATCTTATCCGATAGCCAGGTATGTTCTTGGCGTATGCCGTGTTTTATACCATGGTTTTCGGAGTAAAAGGTCTCTAATCGCCGATTCGTAACGGCGCAGATCGCTTCGGACTCATAGAATGAGGCCTTAGCTACTGCTAGTCGTTCTTCGTCGGTCCCAAATGCATCAGACTTCTTAAAGAAGGCTTGCACTTGGCGGAGCACGGTCATTTCGAACACCCCGTGACATGCTGGGGTGAAAAGTGACGTTGCATTCGACAAATAGTCAATCCGTCTCGCACGGATCCAGCCGTTCAATTGCTTGAATAGCGGGGAATGCAGTGGCAAGTAATCCATGAGATACCGCTGACAGACGTCATACGGTAAATAGGTTGTCTCCATAACGGAGTACCTCCTGTGAAAGTTTAACCAAGAAAACACTAACGTGACTTCTTAAAGATGTCCCGCAGTGTGTCGACCATGCGTAGGATTGCCTTTACGGCACCTACAACTTTGGAAAACATCTGATTTAAACCAGATATTCTTGGGTAGTAACGGCGTTGCCAAACTCATCGCCCGCGATGATATCGCGGAAAACGGCGAGCATGGCAGTGACGTCAGCGGAACTGCCCTGTAGGGCAGTCCGCACCTTCACAGACATGGAGTCCTTTGGCGTAATAACAAGGCCGTTTGCATCCGTGGTGGCATAAGTCACCTGGATATTGCTTTCGGCCACACCATCAGTGCCAGAGCCTAACTTACGCGTCTGAATGACAATATGCGGTTTAACCGCCGTGTGGTCAGACAGAGTATAAGTACGAGAGTTTTCCTTATCGGAAAACACAGTGAGTGCTGTCGACATGGCAGCCATACATTTCTCCTTTAAAGCAGTCGTTGCCAAACCAGGGCTACGAGGTCTAAGACCTTCGCAGTATCCAGTTTCAGCTTCAACTGAGGGATGAAAGACACTGAACTAGGAGCTCGATGAAGCAGAGTTGCTTTGCTCTTGGCAAGGTAACCAAGTGTACCGATGTTATTCGATACAATATTGGTGAATTGCCGGGTTTTGGTCACTTCGACCTTATACCCAGAGCTAGCAGAATAATCTGTTTCAAAGAACAGGAAGGAAGCCGCATCAATTGCGGTACCAACACCTAGGAGCCAGTCTACCACAAACGACAGTTTGGTTAGTTCCCATCCTGCCGCAAGTGGATTGACTCTAAAGCGTGCTGGTTTGATGTCTGCGGTTACGGACCCACGTAGTGAAATGACAACCTCGTAAGAGGTTACGTCATCACCATCGAAGTCTTCGCTGGTAAACGATGTAAAGGAACTTTGTAAATCCCTAAACTTCGCGCCAGCTCTTTCAGAATAACGATCTCGACTCTCATTGAATGCAGAAACTGCATCATAAAAGTTCTTGAGATCATACTGAAGTGTCCGCCAGCCATACCGTCCTTCGAGCCATAAGTTGTTGAATAAGTCGCCCTTCGACTTCCAGTTGGAAGTCTTGAGCCACCGCCGCGTACGCTTTGATTCACGCGTCAGGGCCTCGAACTTGTGTACGAGGTCCTTAAACATGCGTAAAGTTTCGCGGTACTCACCAACGAAGGAGAGCAAATCGAAGCCACTAGAATAGATATTAGCGGCGGCCTGCTGTACATAGTACGACAGGTCGTCAGCCTTATCTCCTAGAAATGCTTCAACCTCCGCTTGAGTAAGCCACCACTCCGCATCTGCGATAAACATACCTCCATTATTGAAGATTGCTTCAGTATCGAGGTCTGAATTTCGCGCGTAGTAGTGACCCTCAGCCGTACCCACCATTTCATAGTGGTCATACGGTGTATGCGGGAGAAGCTCACCTTTGGCTTGTCTCTTATGGAAATCGTCAAGTCTGTAACCAGTCATGTTTGACTCGGAAATAGACGTGAAACGGGTACCTCTGTCCTGTTCGGACATGAGATGCCCATCCGATATCGCATAGAAGCTGACCTTCGAGTCGTAAGACTCTCCGGATAGGCTACTAATGTAATTCACTTTCTCCATAAAAGACCATCCTAACAGTGACCCGACTACTCCGTTAAATAGCCGAGTATAGGGCCGATAAGGATCGAGAGTACAGGACTCTCGACTGGTTCCCCG